CGCCCGACCGCTATTCATAAAGCTAAGATCAATAGCCTCTTCACTATGCTCCAAGACTTCATTGCCAAAAGAGCGAATTACAGGCTCTTCGGAAGACACAGCGATGCGTACTCGACGCTCATCTTCGTTAATTGGCGACATTTCCAGCTTCATAGAGCGATGACTGATCTCAGTATCGGCCTTTCGCTCTGAAGGCTTAGAAATCTTAGCCAGAGTGCTAAATTTATGACCAGCCATTACGTCGGTCTCTTTACCATCACGAATGACAGCCATAAGAGCCGCTGGGTCATCCTCCGAGCCGGTTACCTCAAAGTCAGCATCAGGAACATTGATCTTTCCATCTTTCTCAATCTTCTTGATGACACCTTGAGCCTTACCGCCAGATGAGTTCCACTCAACGTAATCGCCAACCTTCAGCGAATCAGGTTCAGCACGAACTTCTTCGGCCACCTCTTCACGTTCTTCAGTTGCAGGTTCAAATTCCATAACTTCATACCCATTTTCATCAAGCCACTGACGAGCCTCGTCAGCAGTATAATTGTCTTTCTTGAAACGTATTGATTGTATCTGATAATCGCTGTCTTTGCGTCCAAGAATCATATCTATGCCATCGCCAAGCTCATCGTTAATACGACGAAACTCAGCGAATTGGTCTGGATCTCTAATCCTTGCAGCATGTTCATTAGGGTAAGGACGCGCATCTTCATAAGATCTCTCATCGGCTGAATCCATCTGACTCACTATCTTATCAGCAAATGATTTTCCTGCATCGCCACCCCAAAGCGCCCACGCAATGCGTCCAGCACTAGGATAACCCTTCTCTCCCTGACTAAAACCTTCGGCCTTCTTATCTACCTCATGTCGGGCAAAGAAAGAACGCATCCGATTAACAGTATCAAGGGACAGATCACGGCGATTAGCAATATCACGAGCACGAGCAACACCGACTCCCGTACCGCCTCTACCATATTCTTTGCGCCATTCCAGTCCACGTTTAGCCTCCGCAACCATTCCATCAGTTGGAGTCGTAGATATGTCCTTGCCCTTATACTTCGGCATCGTCTTCTCCGTCCTCCATTCCTTCTGGAACAACGTCGGTCTTATCAACACCATAAGGCTCAAGCGCATAACTTACGCCAAACTGATCAGCCATCAGCTTATCACGAGCTATTTGACCGAACAGTTCTTCAACATCCTTACCGTACTGAGCAGCAACGTCTTGTATAGACATAACACCAGCCTTCATGCCGGTTACTGCTGCATTCATCTCTTTCTGAGGATCTACCCAGTTCCAAGCCTTAGCTCGGAATGAAGCTGCCTCAGAGAATCGGTCATATTGACGCGCAGGAATGCCAAAACTTACCACTTCCATAGATGCCATCAGCCAAGATTCATAAACCTCTCGTATGAAGTGCTCAATCATAAACTGCTGAATATCTCGATAGAAGTCACGCTCCTCAAGAGCGCCCTGCCGTATAGAACTGTATGAAGTTGACTCAAGATCGTTAGCAAGTGACGTGTAAGAAATGCCAAGACCAGAAGCCACACCTTTCAGGACGGCCTTGTTGAATTCGTTGAACTCACTATGAGGATACGTTGGGTCAAAGGTCTTAAAGTCCTGACCTACTGCAAGCTGCTGGATTACTCCAGGCTCAACATCCATGATCGGAGTATCACCGTCCATATCGTCGGGAATATAACCATCACCAGTTGGAGTGGTGATAAATCCCATCTTAGATGCGCCGATTCTGGCATTGATTATCGCGGCCTCTCGATATGCCCCTAGCTGCTTCATAGAGGTCATTACCGGAGCCATCCAAGGCTCGCCTCTAGTCTGCTCTGCCCTGAGCGGCATAAAGATGTGTATTACTTGCTCTGCCGGTATACGGGTATGCTTGTTCTTAGAGCTTACGGTTGTGTAGTCATAATCACCAGGATGGTAGTTCAGCTTGTGATACGCGACAGGACGCTTGTATCTATCTAACTCAACACCCATGCGAACTTCATTACCGTTCGTCATGCGCTCATTCTTCTGCTCGTCGATCTGATCAGGCTCAATAAACTGTAAAGCAAAAGAATCGTGGAATGAGTTTGAGCGATGCTTGACGATGAATACTTCTCCATCACGAACAAGACCCTCAATGACCAGCTTCTGCGCGTCAAGCCAAGACATCTTGCCGTCAACCGTGCAATTTCCACGACGGCCCCACTTCCTGAAAGCAGACTCAACAGAATCATTGCCAGACTGATCAAGATTGCCATCACCGCCAACAGCCTTAACCTGCAAAGAGAATCCTCTGTCGCCTACGACATTGGTTTTCATCAGGTTTAGGTATCTTTTTGCGTACTCGTTATTACGAGCAAGATCGCGGGATCGGCTTCGTAGAACTTTTATTACTGGCCGCAGTTCACTGTCTGCTGACCGCTCAGAATCAAAGAAGTCTGCTAAGAGCCTATTCTTACTAGCGCCAGAATACAGGCGCTTTTGTAGTACAGGCTTCTTTTCAGGCTCCTTGGACTTCCCAAAACTGAAAAGACCCATCAGAAGCGCACCTTAATTGTAGAACCCGTAGTGAGACCTCGCTTTGAACGATCCTTAGCTTTTTCTTTAACAACCTCGGATGCGTAATAATTCCTAGCCTCAATGAGTTCAGTAAAACTCAGCTTTGTTAATGATCGACCAGCAATGGCGTATGAAGATACGTCAGAATCGGCTCGACCAGCTAACAAAGATTCAATTTTGGTTACCATTACCGCAGCATGAGATCGGCCATCAGCGCCACTCACGTCCATATCTGCGGCAATCTTAAATTCGCCAGACTCAAGAACAATTCTATTGCCAGACGAGGTTTGAGTAACCTCTAGCTGCCATTTGTACGTGCCAGCCAAAAAGCTAGCACTGTTGCTGCTAGAAACTGCAAATAGGTAATAGTCATCTGTAGATAATACAGACTGAGGTATTTTTATCTCAGTTACATCACCTTCAATACGAGCTACATATTGCGCTGTGAACCCACTGGAAGTAGGATAGTCAGCAGCAAAGTCGGAACGCTTCCATTGTGCGAAATCGCCCACGACGATCTCTGTAGGTTCGCCTTCTGGCGCATTCGCTGCATCAAACAGGTTAGCCATCAAAAATCCTCTATCGCCAAGAATTTACAAATCCGCGCCCCATTTTCGGCACAAAAGGCGTATTCTTGGTAGTGTTGCTCGGCTTTTCAGATACTTTTGTGCTGCCATTATGCTTGAAATTTACCTTATCAGCTAGTGTGTTCAAGTCAACATTCAAAATAGCTAGTGCGGCAATACCGTACACAAAGCAGTCCAAAGCCTCATTACGTGCTCTTATCTTCTCATAAACACGATATTTAAACCCTCTTTTGTGCTTTACAATTACCTGTTCGGCGGTTAATTGCTTAAAGTATTCGTCATCTAGTGTATCGCTAAAATGAACATAACCAGCACCTTCTTGCTGAATCTTCAGCCGAGCAAAAACCAAATCCTTGGCAGTATCAACACCAACTGGGAATAACGGGCATCTACCAACATTGCTCTTGGACGGCCTTCCGACTATTGGCCTACCATCGCCACCAACACCTTTGATCGCAAATACACGGCGACCGGCATTCTTCTTCGCGTAGGCATATACAGAATTGGTAAAATGACCGCCTGAGTCAATCGCTGTCGCTCTAATCGGCAACTCTCTACCATCGTGTGTCTCAAACGTGCTGTGAAGCAGTGAGTCCAACTGCGACCACAACTGAGGCGTTGATGGATCTCCGTACTGAGTAATATGACTGATAACATAGCACTCAGAATCACGCCCGTGTCCTAAAATAGTCGTCTCTAGTCGATTGTCCTGTACGTCTGTACCCGCCGTAAGCAGAACAACCTCCTCTGGAATCTTGTCATCGAAGCTCTCTCGACGCTTTGCCAAGTCGTAATCATCTACCCGCTCACCTTGATGCTCCCATGTCTCAGCTAAAGACAGGTTTACGAAAGATTGAATGTCATTTGTGGCCTTTTTCTCTAGGAATGACCTAACAATGTCTCTCCAGCGTCGGAACGAACTATAAAGCTCACTCAAATGATAGCTTGCATGTCCAGCAAACGGCTTATCAGAGACCCACTCACCCTCTCTGAGCGCGGCCCTCTTCTCACCATCAGTGATGGGTGATCCGCACTTCTGGCAGGCATACACAGCGGTGTCGGGCATGTGATTGCCTTCTTCATCCTTATCCCAGACCACATTCGACCATTCCAGCGTGATTTTCTGCTCACAATGTGGGCAAGGGATGTAAAAACGCCTCCTATCACCGTCGTTGTAGCTGTCTTCGATGAATGAACTGCCTTTAACCGTCGGTGTAGAAGTAATCAGCAGCTTTCTCTGATCGCCAAAGGTCGCAGCACGTTGCCACAATAGCGAAACGGGATGACCTTCTGCGTTATAGTCATATCCGTCCACTTCATCGCAAAAGATCTTAGGGGCAGAGCGTCCTCGCATGGTTCTAGGACTGCCAGCCCAAGCAAACATAAGGAAGCCACCAGGATATGACTTCATCTGCTGATTGTTGACTCCTTCACGCGATCTAGGCTTGGCAACCAGCGAGTTTAGCGACTCATTTGAGTCAACCATTGGGTTAAATTTGGTCTCAAGCCACGTATTAAGGTCACTTTGACTTGGCTGCATCATCATCTGACTAGATGGATCGTGAGCGATAAAATAACCCATC